TAGCAAAAGCAGTTCCAAAACCAGCAATGATTGGCAAAATCATTTCAAACTTGCCAGCGAGGTCATTGACTTTAGTGCCAGTCAAATCCATGCCCTCAATAAAATCGCTGAACTTATCAATCGCGGTTGCGATAGGGGTTGTAAGTTTGACAAGCACTTTTTGTATTGCTTCAAGGATTACATTTAGTTTTCCGCCTGAACCCATCGCGTTGATAAGACTTTTTTCAAATCTGAAGGCAGACTTGATAATTGGTCCAAAACCTTTGACAAGAACTCCACCCATAGTAACCATGAGGTCGTTGTGTAAATCTCCAAAGAGTGTAATCAACTTGGCTGGAGATTCCAGGGCTAGGGCATAAGCACCTGCCGCTTTAGTTCCTTCTCTCATAACAAGATTGACTACCGCTTGTCGGCGTTCAGCCATCGTCAAATCTTTAGCCGCTTTACCGATTGAACGAGCATAAGCATCATAAGCATCGGTAGCGCCAGTTGTAATACCAATCTGACGAAGAACTCGAGTATTACCAGTTGTGACTGCGAAGGTAACAGATTGAAGTGCTTGTTCCGCGCTCATGTTAGATGCGACGGATAAATCTTGTGCGGTCTTTGCTAACTCAGCCGCTTTACTCAAATCAATGTTTGATTGCGCGAACTTGAGTGTTGTCTGTTGAGCAACAGAGGCTTGGATACCTAACTGACGCATTGAATCAGATGCGGTTTTGAGAGCGGTATATCCCTTACCGCTAGATGCGCCAACTGCCTGTAATGCTAAATCTAATCTCTCTACTTCAGCGGCGGCTTTGAATGACTTGACGCCAAAAGCAATAAGCCCTGCCATCGCCGCGCCTGACGCAATACCGATGGCAGTAAGCGAACTTTGTAATTTAGAACCTGCTTGCTGGAATTGTTCAGCCGACTTGACGGCTCTATCCATGCCTTGAGTGAATTGACTGGTTTCAGCACTAACTCGAGCGCGGACTTCCATGGTTGGTGATTCAGCCATTATCTCCTCGCTTTTGCTCTTCTCTCGGCTTTCTCACGCTCTTTTTCTTTGAGGAGATAAAAAGCGTTCCACTCGGTCAATTCCATACTGCTAAGAGGGCGGTGGGCTTCACTTCCGTAAAGAAGTTCACCCACCGTCCTACCTAACTTTTCTGCTAACTCGAAAAGAAACCTACGCTCAGGATTCTTTAGGAAATCGCGCCTGTGATTCGTCTACCGCCTTTTCGCTAAGACCTGAACTGCCAAGAGCCTTTGTTGCCAAACGCTCAATGACTGCGCCATTCTTTGAAAGAATCGCCTCACGGTCTTTTTCTGTAAAGACTGGTAGACCCGTTTCAGGGTCAAACACAGTTGCGATAACAGTCTTTGCGTACATATTCGAGACATCCACTTTGTCTGCCGAAGATACTCCCTCAGTAAGTGTTGCTCTCTGCGCGGCGGTCATCGAACGAATTTCGACGGTGACGCCCCACTCAGGAACTTCCATAAGTTCCTTTGTAATGTCATCCGCGCTAAAGATTTTGTCGCGTAATGCTGTCATTTCTTTTCTCCTTGGACACTAGATTGGTCACGACTTATTTAGTTGTATTGCGAATCTTATGAGTAGGTACCGCGTGTAACGGCGCCAGTCACTTGAAACTCTGCTGAGTATGTCACTACATCTCCGATAGCACCACTCTTCTCGTAAGAAGTTAGGTAGCACTCTCCTGTGTACTTGACATAGGTGCTTGTTGAACCTTCAGGACCATACTCAAATGAAACTGAAGCGGCTTGACCAAGAATTCCAGCCAAGTGAGCATCAACTGTCGCATCAAAGTTTCCTGAAATACTGATTGTTGAATCGGTCAAACCGACAACATAAGACTTTGCGGAACTTCCGAAAGCAGAAGTTTCTGCGGTGTCTACTGATTGTGGGAACGAAACATCAGTAAGGGTGTTACTAATATCGGTAAGGGTGCCACCTGAATTATCTACTTTGAATACGGTGGATTTACCATGACGAAATGTAGGCATTTTTACCTCCTAGTAAAAGCCACCACAGGGGTAGCCGAGCCTGTTGAACCTGCGACTGTGTAGTTCACTCGTAGGTATCGGTTTACTGTTGTACCACTAGCAACCTCAACTCTTTGAGAAGTCTTGGTTGTGCTAGTCACGGTTGTGAATGTCACCAAGTCAGCGTATGTTGAATCATCCGCTGAATGTTGAATCTTGACCGTGATATTTCCATTGCGGGTATTTACTGGAACTGAGAGATAACCTGCTCCACCGTTTGCGGTAGATGCGCCATTATCAACTGATGTTCCATTTCCAGTCGCCGTAACTGTTGAACCTGAAGAAAGAATCTTCCCGTGTTCAACTGCGTCGGTTGATTGGAATTCTGCGCTTGCTTGGACAATATCCGCGATGGCACTTGATACCTCGTAGGATGTGTCGTCTGCTTGGAGCATGATTGCTCCAGTTCCGTTTGAATGACCTTCAACGGCAACAATTACTTTTTGCTTTGTGGCGGAACCTAAAACGCTTGCGAAGTATTGGTCTGTACCTGTTGAGGCTGTTCCTTCGAACATACCTCCAAGTGAAACCGTTCCATCGCGGTGACCGACTACATAAGTCTTTGCGCTTGTTCCGAAAGCGCTGGTCTCAGCGGTATCAACTGATGTTGAAGCACTTACATCATTGAAGTAAGTGGAAAAATCATATTCATCAATGTAGACATTGATATTTTTACCATGGCGAAATGTAGGCATTATTTCTCCTCAACTGGGCGTTGGTGTGGGGTCCCGTCTTGGAGAAAGCCATCGCCATCGACATCTTCGGCGTTAGGGTCAAAACTCTCTTCGGCTTTAGGCTCTTCAACCTTAGCGGCGACTGGTTCGACTTTAGGTTCTTCTACAACAGGCTCTTCGATTTTCTTTGCTGGCTTATCGGCATCTTCGATAATGCCTGATTCCAAAAGCCATTTGACCGATGTTGCTGGTAAATCATCAACAATCTTTCCAGCCTCGGCGCGTTTGTTTGGTGGGTAATCAATACCCGATAGGACTCGATAGCGAGCCATTCAAACCTCCTCCGTGACAGCACATGGGTAACCCAAGTAACCGTCAGGTCACTCGGACACGGAAGAGACGAAAAACTCGGGCGACTAGCGCACAGTAATCAAAGTGTAGCGCATCCCTAGTTTGATACTAATTCTTTTGCCACAACTTTTTTGACTCTTGAAAGGGTTGTAGAGAAGGCACCTTTGTATTCTTCAGAGCCTTTGATTGTTCCCTTGATTATGAACTCCTCGCCAATTTCAGCCTTGAAACTATAACCTGAGTCGAACCACTTGAATCTGTAATCGCCGCTCTCAAAGGTCCACAAGGTTGTCCAGCCGTATTGAGTCTCAAAGGTGTTGCTTGCCAAAACCTTGACTGGCAACTCAACGCGCTCGCCAGTAGCGGCGAACTGTTCTGATTTGTAAACCTTGGCTGTCGCCTTAGCAATTTCTTGTTCAGCCAATCTCTCCTTGGCTCTAATTGCCGATACCAAGATGCCGATGGTTTCGTAGCGTTGGAACTTCAACTGACCTACTGCCCGCAAGTTCTCGGCATAACTAGATTCGCCCTGGAAATTCTTAGCAAACTCGATAAGGGCTTGACCCTCGGCATACTCAGCCTCGGTGAAATCCGAACCGTATTGTTTCTGTAATTCGGACCTTTGAGTGTAAGAGCCAAAGAAATATCCAAGGACCGTTTCTTTGGTGACCTCTTTGATATAACCGATTTCCTTGACTACCTTGACTGCTAGAGTCGCCACGCTCAAGGTGCTGATTCCCGAGAAGCCGCCATTCAAGACGCCGCCGAACTCCTCAGCAAAATCCTCTTCGGTAACCAAGGCGCTTGGCGAGAACTCCCAACCTAAGAAGTCCTTGACGCACGAAGAGCCAACCTGCTTGATGATTCCTAATTCTTCGTTTTCTACAAAAAGTAAATTTTTACGGGCGCGAGTAGTTTGGCAATGCTCGCAATATCCAACCTTGACTTGAGAAGGTTTGATTTCTGTACCGCCAGCAATCGAACGGGTCAAAACCTGACCTTCGATAACCTCGGCAACTGCCAAAAATTTGTAACCGTTGAACTTGACCGCTTCGCCCTCGATAACAAGAACAAGATATTCATAAGGAATGTTTTTGATAATTTCTTGGCGGGTTTCAATTCGACAAGTAAAGCCACCGCTCAAACCTTTGCGCTTACCGCGCTCGGCTAATTTTTGAGCCTTGGCTAGAGTTTTCCCCACATTGACGCTGGAGATTCTGAACTCTCTCATCAGACCTGCTCCACTTCGACAATTTCTACAACCTTTGCTGGATTCCAGCCTTTCAAATTTTTATTTGTTACCGCGGTTGCTTGTTTCTGAGCCAACTTGAAGGAACCGCAAAATATCGCGCCGTAACCTTGATTTTCAATAATTACAGCGTGAGTGAAAATTTTATTTTCCGAGTTTCTAAATAACTCATATTTCTTGGTTTTGAACTTTCTCAACTCAGCCATTTTGTCCCTCCTCTCAGGAACAAGGCAAGTATATCACAACTAGGGTTAGGAATTCTCCCTACGGAGGCGCTCTTCTTGAATCATTCCTAGGGTCAGGAAGTAGCCAATCCCATCGACCACCGTATCGGGCTTAGATTGATTGACCTCACGGGCTATCTTCATTCCGACCATACAGAGGGCTACCTGCTCGGCAGAAACCTCACAGCCGAGGATTACAGACCATATTTTTGAAGCCCTGGTCAAATTATCCAGGGGATGTCCATACGCGTCCTGGCGGTCTCCTGAGACCAATTCAGCGGCATATAAAGCGATGTCCCTTGGGTCATTCATAATAGTTGGATGTCCGACACTCCCTGACTGCTCACAACAAAGGTCAGGACCCCCACATCCGCAATCTCCCCCGTTGATTGTCTCCACCACACGCTTCCCCCGTCGAGGGCTGGTGCTTGTAGCCATTTGACTCCTCCCCAATCTGCTAGACGAAATGAATGATAATGACCAGTCACCAAAATGTCACAATCTCCGATTGACTGGCGCCCGAGTGTTTGGTCCGCAATCCAACGGCGCAACTTTGATTCAGCGCTTCCTGATGCTCGAGCAAGGTGACCGTGAGTGATTCCGATAATCTTTCCGTGTACTTCCAGGGTCAAACTCAACTCTTCTTTAGGAATCGCAAACTTGATATGCCCATACGCCTCGGGGTTTGCTTGGAAGATTTCTGCTACTGATTCAACTAAAGCAACATCATCATTGTCATTGAGAGTTGTAAAGGCTTTACCGTTTTTTCTATTCTCTCCATGGTTTCCACCAATAGCCGCTACGGTAATTGAGGGGACAATCTTGGACCAGCGGATAAGAGCATCACGAAGTAAACGGCGAGCAATCTTTACTTGGTCTCTTCTATCAACCTCAACTGTAAATGTCTGAATATCGTAATGACCGTCGCAACCTTCAACTAAATCTCCTAGGCAAAGAACTGTTATTGAATCAATCGGACGACCAATCTTTTTCAATTCTTTGATTCTAAACTCGACATCATCAATAGCCTGAAGCCATCGACCTACTAAACCTTTGAGACCATCCCCATCTCTTTTACCTGTTTGCCAATCTGAAGCACAAACAACAAGGCTTGCTCCACCAACTATCGGCTTGCGCTCGCGTGGTTTATGTTTCTTGATTTCAGCAATAAGGGCTTCTATATCAGCATTTTCTTTTGAGCCTTTGCGTACTACTTTGCCCTTCCATTGGCGATTCAGAACGCCTAAAGTATCGCCCCATACATTGAAAAGAACTGGTTCTACTACTTGGAAATGCTCGGGGTCAAGACCCCACATTCGAAGAACTCCCGACCAATCAGGTGCCGAATCGCCCTCCATTGGCTGTGTTGTTACAGTTCCTTCTTCGCCTTGCCAAGTAACTCCAGGCAACCAATCGGCTTGTCTTTGACGAGGCTCAGTCTTTTGAACTGAATTCATCTCGCTGGTCTTGAGGAGATTGTCTAAAGCATCGTCAAGATTCATTCGGACACTTACACCCGTCTTTTCCTATAAGCCTTCGGCGATGTCTGCGTAAGACATCACTTGAAGAGACTTGAAGCCCAAAGGCTAACATAACCTCAGCAAGTCGAGCAGAATTCACTTTTTCATTTTTCATGATTTCAATAAGTTTTGAACGAACTGGTTCTTCTAAGTTGCTGACAAGTAAGCCAACAGAACAACCACCTTGTTCGCGTCCTATTCCAACTAATTTATCTAATTGTGCGAAAAACTCATCCTGATTTATTTTTGGACTTACATCGTGGACATCGGATACTCCACGGGCGCGTTGCGCTTTCGAAAAGGAGCCTGTCGCATTTCCAGCATCGCTGGAACTCGTCTGTGGTCGCGTTTCTGCCATAAGGGTCTGCCACTCTCTCTTGCGGAGCCAAAGGCTCCTGGTTTACATTCTCACTAGACATCGAAAATTCACCGATATTAGTGGACGGTACTTAGGGTCTACTCCTAACTGGTTTACTGAACCCATTGGTTCAATACGCATAATATGGACTCCCGAGATTGTAGTTTCAAGCACCGACGCGAGTAAAACGCGGATATTTTCTGCCTTGTCTCTAGCGCTTGGATAATCCTCGCGGGCGGCACGGCAGATAATCTGAAGCATTGGATAATCAATGCGGATTCCACCAGTACCCATTGTGAAGGTTGGAGATGACCCTGCGTTTTCATAGATTGCTACGCAAGCATCAGGTGTTTCAGGCAAGGTACCTAGGAAGATATTGGTTCCAAGGGTTCCCTGGCTGGCATGAGCGCCAAAAGCACTAGCCGTATTTTGTAGGTAATCACCTACCGATTCAAGAATCGTTGCCATTAGCCCCTATGACCTTTCTCTATGATGTCGATAATTCTACCCTTGATGCGTTCTTGTAGTCCGTCCACAGCCGCCATTAGTGGTTGCTCGAGATACTTAGCCTGTGTTGGAGGCTTGTGATAGTTGCCAATAATCTCATGAACATAAAGAGCGTATGGAGCGGCTGGTCCGCCATAGAAAATATCTACAAAGTAACCTTGATTGCCCATTTGTGGCGCTGATACTCCACCCGAGCCACGAAGTACGCCAGTATCAACTGGGACCAAAATCTGTGATTGAGCAAAGATTGTGTTTGCCTCTTCCCATATTGCTTGGGCTATGGCGCGAGGGCTAGTTTCTTTTCCGCTCTTGAGTGAATTGACGAGTTCCTTATCTCCAGTCAGGTCAAAACGGATTCCCATTTTGGAAGCCATGATTACCTGCCGAATCTAATTACGGTGTGATGCGCTCCGTTTTCGTCTGCTATGTTATCTATCGCGTTGATAGTAAAGGTGTCCGCCCCGACGACCATTCTATGACTCACCGTAATTGAGGTTGCGGGACCATAGGTAATGAATCGTCCAACATCTACAACTTCTGTTCCTTGAATATCCTTGGATTTTAGGGTGTCATAAATAAGGCGACCAGTTACGGTCACATTGGTATTAGAAGCGCCAAAGGTAGTTTTGTTGTATTTATCAACTGAAGCCTTTGGGGTAAACACAACAGAGTCCGTCATGAACTCCGCGACTTTAGGGTAGATAGCGTCCATGGCTACCTTACTCCATTACGCGTTTGTCTTGAACATTGTTTGGATTATCAGTAATTCCTACATAGAAATCAGTATTGAAATCATCAACAATTCTGTCATTTGTGGACTTCAAGGCTTGAGCATTGGCAAACGGTTTAGGTGGTGATTTACGCATTTGACGACGCAAAAGGCTTTCAGCCAATTCTTTGTAATGTGTGACTTTTGATGAATAAGATTCTGATACAGAAATATCGCCAACACTTTTAGAACTACTATCTGCTAAACGGCTAAAACGAGCGATAAGGATTTCAGCACATTCACGCGCCGCGTTATAGGCATCCCCACTCCATTCGCTGATTACATAATTCAATTCCTCATCGCTAAATAGCGCATCGGTTGAATCGGTATCGTTGAGGAGAAAGCGCACATAATTTCTAGTTGATGTGCTTGGGTCTCCTGAGTAGGTAAATGTCATTTACATTCCACCTAGCATTAGAACAGATGTTCGAACAAAGTTCTCGTTTGCTAGTTTGTCTGTTTCATTAGGAAGAGTAACTATGACATCTTCAGTTGGTTCTCCAGCCGATAAAGTCAATTCATAAGCATCGGCTGTTGTGCCTTCAAATACGATTGATTGACTAAAGCCAATCTCAAGACCAGTTACCTGACCCGTGAATACTGGTGAAGCCAAAGTCTTATTGCTAAGAGTCTGTGAGGCATCAGCAAGAACTACTGTTCCAGTTGCGTTTGGCAAAGTAATAGTTCTATCGGCTGTTGGGTCAGCAACGGTAAGAGTGGTTTCAAAACCGTCATCTGTTGCGCCTTCAAAAATTAGATTATTGCCCGCGCCAAGAGTTACCGTTGAAGTGAAATTTGGCGCTGATTTTAGAACATAATCATCTAATTCTGTATCAACATCGGTAGCAAGATTTTGAATATCAGTATGGACGGCAGGATTATCACCTGCGGTTGGGTACCGCAAACCCTTAGTCGTTGTTCCTGCCATTTACTGCTCCTTACTTGATAATGGGTTGAGCATCTAAGAGGACAACATCCCGCTTAGAAACATAACCACCTTCACGGTCAAGTTTATCCTGTGCGGATTTCTCGTCCGTATCGAAAATAGAAACAATCATTTTTACTTCATAAGTAAATACTTTTGTTTCTTTTTGCTCTTTAGATTCTTTTGCCATTATCTCTCCCTTAGTTATACGGCATATCGAACGATGACTATACCTGAACCGCCAGCCTCTCCATCATTTCCTGGAGATGAACCTGTATTTGTTCCTCCTCCGCCACCGCCGCCAGTATTAGCAGTACCAGCAACAGCATTAGAACTTGGTTGTTTTGAGGCTCCAGCGCCACCGCCGCCTGAGCCACCAGGATTACCTGAGTTTGTTATTGTATTATTGAAACCAAGACCGCCACCACCACCGCCAGCGTAATAATATGTTCCGCCTACATTTTGTCCTGTTGAAGTTGCGCTTCCCCATTCTGAATACGCAGATGAACCAACTCCACCAGCGCCACCAGTTCCATCTCCTGCGCCATTACCACCTACACCGCCAGCACCACCACCACCACCGCCAGCAAAATAAGCACCATTTGTGAAACTTTCTCGTCCTGTACCACCAAAATTACCTTGTGTAAATGTTGGTCTACCACCGCGTTGAATATCGGTTTCGCCTGAACCACCGCCACCTGAACCAACTGCGCTATCTGTATGATTCCATGCTTTAGGTGGGTAAGTATTGCCACCATCTCTTGTACCACCACCGCCACCACCCAACGCCTGTGTCAAAGAACCGAATTGAGAAGCAGAACCATTATTTCCGCGAACAGTATTAGAAGTAATTTTTGCTCCGCCAGCACCAACTGTAATTGTATAAGCGGTTGCGCTTAGAGATTGTGATGTAAAGCCTAGTAATCCACCAGCACCACCACCGCCACCAATGTTGTATCCGCCACCGCCGCCGCCACCAATTACAAGAATATCTGCGGTAATCGCTTCGCTTGGAGTAAATGTGCTTGAAGATGTGAATGTGTGATA